CTTATTTATGACTGGAAGAGGTGTAAGGAGATTGTGAAGACGAATGGATTTGGTAAGTGGGGACAAAAAAAATGTATAGACCATCTACCAGATACGAATTATTGGCATTATTGTTTGCAATTGAATACATATAAGAGGATTTTGGAAGATAAATATGGGAAAATCGTGGATGAAATGTATTTAGTATGCTTACATCCAGACAATAAAAATAAGGATTATCAACGTATTAAGGTAGTTGATTTACAAGAAGAAGTATCTGAACTATTTGATTTAAGAAGAAAAGAAATTGCGAACAAAGCTTAAAAATATAAACTCATATAAACTCATAAAAACTATTATGTTTATCCCTACTGTACTAAAGAATAATTTATGCAGTAAGAATAATAAAATGATCATACTTGGAGCGTCTGCTACAATTGGATCTGTTTTTTTATACTATTATCTGAAAGGCAACAATACACCCGTACCAAAAAAAAGAGAAGAACCTTATGAAAATAAATATTATGATAAATTTGATTTGTTAGAAGTTGAAGAATTAGAAGAAGACTATGTAAAATGTTTGAAAAATAATATACTATATGAATCCACACCAAAAGGAAAGGTTATTATGTATTACGATCATGATAAAGATTCATTTATTTATTATTGTGATACAAAGGATATTTCATATTTGTATTTGGAAGCCGTGGCTAGGAAATATGCATTAACTTATAACTGTAAAAAAATTGTTGTTGATATTAAAGCTGAATTAAAACGAGCAACCGACCTAAAAAATGGGAATATTGCAGATAAAAAACTAGACAAACCTGTAGATAAATCAACGAATGATCTGTTTGCTTCATTTAAAGAGTATAATAAAAAAAGTGGAGTAAAAAATACGACAAGTAAAAAGTTTACATTACGACAGAATGCAAATAGATATTCGTATAAGGGTAAAATAAATACATTTGAGTTTATAAAATCAGACGAATATAAAAGTGAAAAAAATGACGATAAATTAGATTATGGAACATTTAAGCGATTAATGGAAAAAAAAAATTAAAGATAGAATATATATGAATGAGTTCTTAGATATTCCTAATCCAGAAAATAAAATAAATGGTGTATTGGATATTGCTATTGAAAATAGAGAGAATAAAGTAAAAAAAATAGAACAAGAAATAGAATCGGTAAAGAAACAAAAGGAATCAGGTGTATATTATATAGAAATGACTGATATAAATGGAGCGCCAATCAAAAACATTGGGATGACATTAATATCTATTGTAGGTGATATATTAAGTGGATTTAGTGACGCAGCAAAAAAACTAAAAGAACAGGCGGATGCTGTTCAAGGAGATAGTAATGCCAAGGATATATCCGAACAAGCAGATAAGTTAGATAAGATTGTTGGTAAGGTTCAAGAAAAGACTAGTAAACTGGTTGAAACTGTGGGTGGCTTACAGAAAGGAGGTGTATTATCTGAAACAACAGATAATAATACATCTTCTTTAGGGAATGAAAATGAAAATAAACAAGTAACGGATGCTTCATCGACAGAATCTCTTATTGACAGTGCTAAAAGTATGGGGTCGGAAACTGCCTCACAATTAAAAGACATTGGAATTGCTTCTGTAAAAACTGGAATTAAATGGTCTGGAGATTTCATAAATAATATGATCGAAATGGGAATGGAAATGACAGGTGAAGCAAATATATTAGATACACCTATTGATGAATTAAGTCCAGAATTAAACAAGAACATATTGTTATTGGCTGGGTTATTGAAGGAAGTGTCAGAAAATCCTGCTACTCGCGAAGCTGTAAAGGAAGTGGCACAAGCCGTCGCTATTTCTATAATAGAGATATTGGATGAGATAAGACCCGAAGTAAATGAAGTAACTGACAAATCATTAGAAATGTTAGAAGAAGTTGGTATTAAGTCAGTTAGAGGAGCTACTGCGACTGGAATATCAGTTGCACAAGCGTTTATAGCAGAGATTCCATGGGTAGGTGGCATAATAGATATGATGATTGCTATAGGAAAAGGATATAATGTATTGATGGAAGCGTTTAAAATTATTGTAGTAAGAGGTGGACCAATAGGTATTAAGGGTGTTCAAACAGCGGTAAATACAGAAGAAACCTTAGAAAAGGGTAAGGATCGCATTGAAACCGCCGCTAGTAATGCAATGGAGACGATAAAAAAGGATACTAAATCAGTTCCTGAACAAACAGGCGGTGTATATATACCAAATAAACGATTAAATTCTAAAATACAATGTGGGGGTAAACGATTAAGAAAAACAATGAAATTATTTAATTCTACATTACCTATGTTAAAATTCTCGTGCTCTAATTCTAGAGACACGCGTAAAAGAATAAAACGAGGTGGAAAAAGTGGAAAAAGTCGGAAGATTATCAAAACAAATATTAGAAAAAATATTAGAAAAATTAATAGTAGGAAAAATAGCAGCAGAAATTAGGAGGATTTATTTGGAGGATTTATTTGGAGGATTTATTTGGAGTAGTTTCATTCCATTTAATGAAACCAACACTCTTGGCTATATTAAATGACGTTCCTAAATGGTCTTTTGCTATTTCTAAAGTTTGTCTCTCTTGGTCGTTTAGCGACGATATATATTGTTCAATTAATTTTGGATCCATTGTATTGTTATTTTATATTGAATTCATTTAATATTTTAAATGATTTCAATTTTTTATAGTTTTAATATTGAATAGCACAAATTAGTTCTCCCCACATTTTTACTTTTGCCTTTTGTAGAATTTTTGTTATACTTGTATCTATCGTATATCCATTATTCAATAAATACTCAAACAATTCTGGCAAACCGTCTATACACATTAGCTCTTGACTATTGTTTATGTTTGTTATTCCTATTACACATTTTGGTCTAGGACATGTATTCGTATTTACGTCAAATGGTGATAATTTATTTAACGTTACATTTTTTACAATTGAAGCCAATGGTCCAGATGGCATTTTATTTAACATTAGTATATTGCGATATTCTTGTTTAATAGAATCATAATATGGTATACTGCTTAATGAATAGATTAACATTACTTTATCATTAGCAAAAAAATTGAAGCTATATAATTACTTATTGTTTTCATAAACTAATCAATCATGACGACTGTTATTGAAAATACTATTTTCCGATTTAAATTTACATCCGACTTTACTAGCGATTTATTGTCTTTCTCTAAACTTCATCAATTTGATGATAGAGTAACATATAAGGATGCTTGGAATATATGGGTTCAACATAACGACGAACTTATTGATTCTGAATGTAGACGAATGAAACAACTAGGATATGATGGGAATGTTCTAGATAAAATGTATAAAAGTGGCAGATATTATTTTCGTAAAAAAACCAAACAAGAACCCAAAAAAAGAAGAACATATATTTCTATTGATAAAGATGTCATTGAGGCAATGGACAATCATATTTTAAATAATTATGGAACATCTCTATTCAAACCATCATCGTCACACGAAGTATTCTGTAATGAACATGTAGACCTAGTCCAAGATGAAATCACACGACTATTTGATCAACAACTAACAAAGGATGATATTATTAATAAAATTAAGAAAACATATAAGAATAGATATTTCCTATTTACACAACATAATCAAACTCGTAATAGGGATGATAGTTCAATTATGTCGGATATTACGGAAAATTAATGATATTTAATTCACGAATAATATAAATGACAATATTTGTAGAAAATACATTATCCATAAATAATCATATAGCAATATCAAATAAAATTAGAAATATTCCTCTTTTTTTGTCGTATTTCTTTCCGATTATCGAGTCTACAAATTTAGATGAAAAATATAATGTGTTAACAGACTCAATATCCAATTCAATACAGAGAGATATTAAATATAAATTAATTCAATTTCCTAACAATACGTTCATAGATTATCCTTTTACTGATCATTTCTCACAATCTCTCTATAAAGTATTTCTAGGTTGTTTAGTTCTCCATGAATATAATATTTCATACACAGTAAACGATGATTCGTTTGTTATGATTAATGACGACAGTTCACCGTTATTACATAATTTTTCTAATTCTTTTTATTTTCCTGTTATTAGATATAGTAATTTACGTTCTTATTTCTCTCAATCGCTACTAAAAAATCCATATATACCCATTGATATTTTTGTTATAACTTATATTATTCATAACAATATTACTGTATTCAATAATGAATGTTTGCTTTCAATTTCAGAATTATTTTTTGATGATAGAGAGAAATTAAATAAAAATACAATTATTATGGATTTAAACTATTTATTGAATTACGAAACAGAACAAATTATAAAGTATCTGTTACAATTTAAGTACACGTGGACATATTATTCTTTGTCACAATATTTTATAGTACACCATTCTCAACAATTAAGACAAGAAGGACTTTACGATATTCTCTCCGAATATATCAATTCCACATTTAAAGAGAGAAATGTAGATTTAATCGATTATATTCACGAAAATATATTTACAAGTTGTTAGTCGCTTAATTATGATATATGAATTCAAATATTATAATTCATATACTTATTTATTGTGTTTATTTCTTGTTCTTTCTAGAACGAGTACAGATAAGGAGTTCACGGAATACTTCGCAAATAAGAAAATCGTATACTTCAAACATGAAGATGTAACAAGCGATAATATTGTAGATATGGTATTTAATTAGAATCGTTCAGAAGAGAGAAAGCAATGGTCTGCTTACCATTGCCACCCTTCTTAATGCTTTTCTTATTCTTCATAGAACGACTCTTCTTGGCACTCTTCTTGGCACTCTTCTTGGCACTCTTCTTGGCACTCTTCTTGGCACTCTTCTTGGCAGTTCTTTTCTTTTGTGTTTTCTTAGCAGGAGAAGCTTCAGATTTCTTGTATGTTTTACCAGCTTGTTTTAATACATCTTTTAACATTACCTTTCCGTCCTTAGCGGCGGATTTCATTAAAGTCATTGTCTTCTTGACGTGTTCTCTCCAAGGGTTCGTTTTAGTAGCTACCATAATAGATATATAATTTACTTATATTATAAAAAATTGAATATTATTAATATATTTTATCAATTATCAATTATCAATTATCAATTATATCTAATATGTCTAAACTTGTTTTAACGCGATTCTTATATTTATTTGATGAAGTATGTATTTCATTTATGACATCTGTATTGAAAAAGGAATCGCTTGATGAATGTTATTTTTGGATTTCCGAATTATATTTATCTGGACTTCATGATCAATCTTGGCAATTCATTTGGTTTATATATTATGATTTCTATTATGTGAAAAATCCATCACTAGAAGATTATATTTCTAAAAAACAATTTAATGGTGATTTAAAAAGTCTCATGTCAGTCGTTAAAAATTTCTTTAAACTTCAGTCGTCATCTGAAGTATTCATAACTAGACAATACAATATGAATATTAAAGAAATTACGCATATTTTTAGAGGAAAAAAACCCAATTGGCTTACAAAACATCCATCTAAATACCACGCAATACTTCGATTCATAGATAAAAAATTATACCATCTTGCTATATCATCTCTTCCAGAAACTATTACGGATGAATTATTTCAAACTATAAAAACATATTTTAATATTCCTGATGAACGATTCACACCACTTGCTGACAAATTTAATATTAATTGTAATTGTAATTGTAATTGTAATTGTAATATGGACAACCCGAGTAAAAACGGTTACGATAATAAGTTTCATAAACTGTGGGCATTAATATCTTTGTTTATATTTAATCCTGACTATTATCTTTCAAAAAAGAAAATATATATGGGTTCTAATGATTCCGAATATAATGAAATTATGAAACACAACGAACCAGTACCACCTTCATCTAATAATAACAATCAAATATATAGAACACTTGAATATAAACGCGCATATGCCATTCACCCAACGTGTTCCTCTTTTAAATTATTACGAGATTCTTTTGAAAATATCAACAACGAATTTTGGTATCATTGGGAATATCACGCATATTTGACACCTGTTTGGTTTGAAAGGTTTAATAAATATGATATTATTGTGGATTCCGAAAAAAAACGGATACAATTTATAGATGACGACGAGTTGGAAGACTTTTATAGCCAATATGGTTACTATCCAGACGAACAGTCTACAGAAACCCAAAATAAGGCATTATCTCTTATGGCAGATATTAATTGGAAAGACTGGTATGAAAATACATTCCAAGACAAAGATAAATCGGTATATAATTATAAAGATGAATTTAAATTCTCTTATTAAAAAAAATTGAAGAATAATAATATATATATATTTTTTAATACATATTATCAGTAAAATGGTCAAGAATCAAAACGGTGGAAATAAAGGAAAAAAGATGGGACGCAAGTTCTTATCAACTCCAGTTGATAAACGAATTCGTCTTGCAGAAGAGGAAGGTGAGATTTATGGAGTAGTTACTAAGTTATTAGGAAATGGTATGTTTTATGTCAATGATATTGATGGTAAAGAACGACTGGTTGTTATGAGAAATAAATTTAGGGGTAAAGGTAAACGTGATAACTCGGTTATTCAAGGTGGATGGGTTTTGATTGGAGAACGGGAATTTGAATCATGTGTCAAACCTAAACACGATTTACTCGAGGTATATAATGATAATGAAAAAAATAAGATGAAGAATTCAGGAAATCCAATCTTTGCCAGATTAAGATCTGAATACGACAATAAAAAACTGGATGATGACGATGATAATGATGACGATATCTCGTTTGGAATTTCAAATAAAAATACAACAGATTATAATTCACAACTAGAAAATATAATTGGTTCTACTGAAAAGGGCGAAACTATTTCTATGGATACAGGAGAGGAGGTTGATGTTGATGATATTTAGATTAGATTAGATTAGATTAGATTATTGATTGACCAGAAATATCTTCTACACTATTAACAATTTCTTGATCTAAAACATCTTCTCCTGTTATAATTACATTACTATTTATATATGAATGGGGTATGGTATTGTATATTTGATTTCTTCCGTATGGATGTGACATAGAATTCAGTACATTTAATGAATTTAAAAAAGAATTTCTAGAATCCTGAATATTTGGAGTTTCAATATAATCCTCATTTTTTATTTCGATACTATCTAATTTTAACCTACACATCGGACATTCTGCTCGCTGGTTTTCTAACCATTCATTAATTGATTCTGGATTAAATCCGTGTTTACAAGGTAATATTGTAACTTTTTGTCTTGTCTTAAATTTGTCTTGTGTTATTGGACAATGATCGTTTTTACATACACCAAGTCTATATTGTATGGTCTTTAACTTCTGTTTACCAATATCTGACAATACTTGTTTGTATTTACTACCTTCGTTAAAACTATCATTTATTATTCCATCTATTGACTGATCTTGATATTGATCTTGATATTGATCTTGATATTGATCTTGTATGAGAACCTCTGATAGAAGGCTTCTTTCTAATAATATTTCAAGGTAATTATCTAATGCTGGTGTATTGCTATTGGTATTGCTATTGGTATATAAACTGGTTAATGTATTAAACCCTATATATTGCTCTGGTTCGTACAAAAAAACATTTGAACTTATATCATTAAATATATTCATATTTAATATTTATATGAATATATTTTTAAACGAATCTTGTTAAACAATTAAACCTTCTAAAGCTATATATCTATCTTTGGAAAGAGATTTCAATAACATGTTCCAAGGTGTAGCATATTGAAGACCAGAAATATATTGTTCTGTGAAATTATTTAATAAATGAGGACTAAATCCAGATATCATCGAGTAACCGTCGTTATAAGATAATTCGGGAAATCCATTTGTAGAACGAAGATTCCAAAACAGAATATGCGGTACCTTATAAGGTATACCACATACTTTTATTCCTGCTTTTTGGAATTTCAGATCTAGTATTTCCCTCAGAGTTCCATTTCCATATTCACTATCTCTTTCAGCTTGATCAAATTGTATATCCGAAAATACAGCCAACACAAGAGACTCTACATCTGTAGCTGGAACGTTTCCAGCAACTAGACCATCAAGAATCATATCCAATGCCTTGTGAAAATTTGTATTCATACCACGCGGAATACCTACAATAGTATCAACCATTTCACAAAATGTGTGTTTATCTTCCAAATTAATCCACTCAGGATTAGATGTAAATGTTAATATTCTCTTTCCTAGTTTAGATTTCTCTGCCACACGACACCCAAGACCTATGGCAGAGTATAATGGATTATTATTACCATCTTCCATAGATTCAGATATATCTATCATTGCAATAATATTCGTTAGATTATTTGTTGTTTTACTATTATTTTTCCATGCTTCATTAATAATAAATTTTTCATCATCACTATTAGAATTTATCGCCTGTTTTACAAAATCCGCCATACCTATATTTGAACCATTCATCTCTACTCTCCCTTGTTTTACCTGTTCCATATATTGTAACAAATTATTATGACAGGATACTCTATCTGTATTACTATTACTATTACTATTACTATTACTATTAAGAAATGCTTTCTTTTGCTTCATCATTGTAACACTAGTTACTTTGTTAAAATTAATGTCTTTCCAATTTTGTCCACATTGTTTAATTTGTGTTGTATCAATATACCTATTCACAGAACTTACCAACTTTCTATAATGGGTTTGTGCTTTATTTGATGCTGATTTAGTCCAACCATTTTTCCCATACGACGAGAAGTAATTTGTTGCTAATGTATAATTGATCCAGCCAAATTTTTTACTTTTCTCACGAGGAATCCATTTTGCTACTAGAGAACAATTTCCATTACTATCCATACACGTTTTATCCATTTCTAATTGCGTATTTATCATATTGGCTAACTCTGTTGGAATATATAGTAGTTCGTTGAACAAATACTTCATATCTTTCCAACTTCCCAACGGAGTTCCTAGCTTTTCAAAACCAACTAGATATTTCATAAAATTTATACATACTTCGGGATTATTCGGAATAAGCTCTTTTATGATACACAATGTTAATGAATACTCACCCTTACCTTCTTCTATATCGCGAGTATGACCTAGTAATTTAATTAGGATCTTCTTTTCATTAGAAGTTCCGTTCTCAAAACATTCTCTAAATTTAATAGCTAGATCCCTTTTTATAGTTGTATCCGAAGTTCTTACCATCTGAAAACTTAGTTGTAATATCTTTTCTTGTTGAGCCGACGACCAATTATATTCAATTTGGTTATTTTCACCATATTGAATATAATTATTTCTCTCTAATACTGATACTAAAGATGCCATTTATATCTTAATTATTATTATTATTATTAATATTTCTTTAGGCTATTTTATTATATAGATGCCTAGTACTTTCGTCTAGTTTTTCCTTGTAATAAACTAAACTTTACACGCCTTGTATTGTTGCCTATTTTTTTAGTATCTTCATTAAATAAAATGAATAACGTATTTACATTCTGTAAACAGTTAATAGATGACTCTAATCCATAATCATCTATATTTTTTAAATTCGTCATAAAATTATAATTATCACTACTCTTTAAAAAGTTTTTCAAATCTTCATGCTTTAAAGTTAAATTGTATACTAAAATAGATATTAATTTATATTTTCTTTTATCTAATTTCTCATTTTCCTTTATTACTTTTATCAATTCTTCCTTTTTTATTTTGTTCGGTGTACATAATTGAATTGATTTTTCACTTATCTTTTCTAATTCGTTTCTCTTATTTACATATAATAAATTAATCTTTATGTTGGTATTTTCTTCTGGAAAAAACATTTCATATTGCTTATCTTCTTCTTCGAATTCATTTATCCAACTCTCATCAAATTTTTCATTATTATCTTCCATTAATAAAATTCTATATTTATTCATTATTATTTTAACTAATTAATCTTCATATTCATCATATTCATCTTCGAAGTCCTCTACATTTGTAATTTGATTATCCCCATATTTTTCATCGAATTTTATACAATATTCTTCATACTTTTCTGCTTCTGTTTCTGCCCACGCATAATCATCCAATTCACAAGTGTCTTCATAATGACGATTAGATTCTTCTCTTCTCTCCTCATGAAGACTATCTATTCTTCTAAAGCACTCGTCCCAAATATTTTCGTCTTCATAACCATTTATTGATTGCCATTGTTTGGGTGTAAATGTATCTTCCCAACTACCGTACCAAGTTACGTCATCTCTACTATATTCTGGTTTATTATAGGGAATAATAAATACTGAACAATTACTCTTCTCAGCATTTCTTAAATATGATTCTGTATCTGTTGACATTTTATTTGCCCGTATAAACATAGGTCCTGTCCATTTTGGACCATTCCAAAATTTTGGATCGTTTAGATTAATTACATTATCTTCTTTTGCTTTTCGGATGCTTATTCTCTTAATCCATTCTGACTCTAATGGTTTTTCTATTACTACTGGTTTTTCTACTACTACTACTACTGGTTTTTCTACTACTACTACTACTGGTTTTTCTACTACTACTACTACTGGTTTTTCTACTACTACTGGTTTTTCTACTACTGGTTCTTTTGATTTTTCATTACGGTTTCTATTTCTATTTTTTCTTCTGCTAGAACCAGTAGTATCATTAGTATTTATCTTTTCATATTTTGATGAGGTAAATCCATCTCCTTTTAAAGAATCAAAACGTCCCATTTTATTTCAAAATACGGTATTATCTATTATCGTTATAGTAATATTAATAATTATTCCTTATATAGTTTCAAATATTAATATATTAGTTCTAAAATAGTTTCAAATATTAATATATTAGTTCTAAAATAGTTTAAATGTATTTATATAGATATATTCGGGGTGTTGTGTGGTACCGACGTTCATATGAACTAATCATGCTAATTGTTTCCTAACAGCTATATTCTCTTTATATTCGTACCTTAATTAATACAAATAATAGTAAATTATATATATATTACAGGAAACCGCATTTATATTTTTATGTAAAATACATATAATATATAATAAAATTGATTCGATTTATTATATATTAGTAATTGCAATAATGAACCAACACACTAACATCAATGATATTTATAATCAATATGCTAAAAACATTTCTATATGTATTCCTCGCGTCTTTGATGATATTCACATATCTTTTATTGCAAATATATTCCAACACGAACTCAATCTCGGAAAAATAAAAAAAATAGACGTTGTTAAAAATAACGATAATAATTTTAAAAAGGTATTTATTCATTTTGATGAATGGTATAATACTGAAAAGAGTAATACCATCAAGCAAAAATTATTGGATGGTAAAATAATTAAAATTGTATATGATAATCCTTGGTTTTGGAAATGCTCATTAAACAAATCCAATTAAATTATATCTTATAAATATTGGTTTATAAAATATAACATTTTATAAATATTGGTTTATAAATATAACATTTTATAAATATTTTTTAATTTAAATACTTAGTACATATTTATATATGTTTATAGGTTCCATCGAAATACAAAATAATGAAAAAAATAATTATACTATTTTAGATGATGTAAACATATACCATAATCTATTACTTAATTCATTTGACTTACCATATAAAACAAAATTCTATGCACAAAACGTTTCCTCTTTAGAAGATTTTATTAAAACGAATAATTTTTCTATATACACTGCGAATAAAATGCTTATATCTATTTATAATCAATTATCCGTTATTTTATCTCACAATCTCTCTATCTCTTTTATTGATATTGATGATATTATTGTAATTGATTCACATCAGTTCTTTTTTTGTAATGTAAACAAAATATTTCCCATAATCGATAAAACTATAAAAATGGATAATATCTATGATATTCATAATCGGTTTTTACCCCCTGAATTTAAAACAAATACATCCATCCCATTTATATGTAATGAAAATTCATTTATTTATAGTTTAGCCTTAATTACATTATATTCTCTCAAACAAACAAATAATCTGTTTTCGTTATGTTCCAACGATCAAGTCCTCAATTATTATAAATCTACAAAACTATATTCTATTTTAAAATTATGTTTATCTGATAAACCACAGAATCGGATTTTTATAATTTTTTAATTTATATGTATATTTTATATGTCTCTCGTTACTCTTAAAAAAAAATCTCGTCATAACAGAAGAATTGCACCTATATCTGGTAGGGGTATTAATGGATTTTCATTAAATGGTGGTCATAGAAATAACGGTGGAATTGGACAATTTAGAATGATTTCCAATACTACTCGCACACCTTTTAGAGGAACCGAACCAATGGGTAATGGAGGTCGTGGTGGACAATATTATAACAAACCAGCAAACTCTGGAAGTTGTTGTACCAATGATAATTCAATTATTAAAAAATCTTCGTTGAATACTGCCGGTATGCTTGATACAAAACATAAATGGACAAAAGGCACATATCCTAATTATTGGGTTCAAGAAGACGATAATAGTTATCGCGTCACTAGAGATCAAGCCACTTATATTAAAAATCTTACTCAAAAATGTGGCGCTTCTGTATTTACAAATGTCCAGTCTAATGGAAAATGCGGAACAACAGTTGATTCTCCCAATTCTGATTTTATATACTCATGTTCAGGTAATAAAGGCGCGTGTTCTTACTTTATTGGAACTAGAAAATATATTCGCACTCCTTATGCTAAGAATTTAAATCAACCTGCTAAAAGTCAAGGACAATATATTAATACTGGTGGTGTCGCTCTTAGAGAATGTCTTCCAACACCTGCTAATAAACAACCATTCCCTATGAATTTACATCACGCAACACGACCACAAATATCCAGTTATAGAATTGGAGTACCTGCTTCGTCTACATCTATGGTTGGAGTTGGTGGATGCCAAACTAATTATTTGACCTGGCAAGAAGCAAAGACTGCTGGAGCTCTTCCTCAAGATTGGGAGGAACCTGATCCATCGCCTTCTTTTAATTTAGTTCAAAGAAGTTCTAATTATCCTAACCCTAACCCCGGCGGAGTTACTCCAAACACATAAAATTGAGTAATAATGTTTAAACATGTAAAACAAACCTAATGAATATCTACTATTAGGTTTGTTTTTAATTATATTAATCTGTATGATATATTTATCTATTACTATTCAGAAATACGATTATTACCCACGCTATAACAAATAACGGCATTCCAGGACCATCCACTATGTTATGTTTTCGTTGTAATGGCAGCACATTCATCATACTTAATAGTACCAATACACTCGCGAATAATCCAGCATATTTTATATTTCCCGACAAATGATTACCAGACATGAATCCTAGGATTAACCAAGAAATCGCAAATATGATAGGAAATGCCATTGGGGGAGTCTGGTTTTTGTCCATATATTGTTTCATCATCATTACAGCTACTACTATTCCTAACGATGCTAATACAAATAGTGCCTTATTTGGTTTATTTATAGATAAGATATACGCTGTGTAAATCCAACCAACTATAAATAATAACATACCTAAAGGTTTTCCAATGGGATGATTTGGCATTCCCAGTTGTTCAAAAGAATTTTTAGTCACTACTCCAAATATAACTAATAACGCGGCAATGCTCGTTTCTACAACTAATCGATTATTTAATCTCATTGTATTAAAATGAGATTAGATATTAAAAAATCTGTAAATATTTTTATTATTTCCAGCTTTGTTTCTCTAATTACAATTGGATATATTGGACAAGCATTCGTGAGTCAAGGATGTCCTTTTAACGTGCCATATGAATTATTTCCTATATTTATTCCGATGTTATATGGAATATTTGGACTTGTAAATTATTATGTTACGGAAAATTTTGGAAGCAAATATAGCTTTTTAGTAGGCATGATATTCGGATTGTTATTGTCTTTCATTGGTCGATTCGGATTAAATTTGCCCCAATTAATATTTGGGTTCACAAAAAAAACAGAATATAAGGTCCATATTTATGCTATGGTATTATATGCTATCATATTTCATTTTTTAATTACACCTTTAACCCTATATATATTATTGTAAACTAATTCTACTATATTGTTGTTTCGTCGCATAATATTTTTGTTTTGCCTTGTATTGTTTTATATTGTTTTGTATCTTTTTATTTTGTTGTTTTGTTGTAGCTGATGATGAATGATTGGGATTTTGTATGTTTAATTTTATAAGCACATCTTCTCTATGTATCTTACCCCTGGTTATAAACCGATTCCCTTGACTCACATGTGTTGTTGTATAGTCTCTCACCCGACACTTTGTTAAGGTGCCTTGAGAATTACTCCATATTATATATTTTATATTGAGTGACTTCATAAACGAACAGCATTTAGTGCAGGGAGCAGAATCCTTAAACTTCTCGCCACTCTTGTTTTTTCTTACGACGTAAAGGCTGACTCGTCCGTAAAAAGCACGACCGCGCGTTACGCCCGACAAAGGACGAATTCTTCTTAGAAAGCCTCTTCTCCAACTTGCGCATTACATCCACTTCTGCGTGACAACTACACGTGTTCTCTAAAAACCCATCATTGGACTGTGACCTTTCTGAATTATACCCCTTCTCAATGATACGACCACCAACAACTGCTACACACCCATGCTTATGATGTACCATACTAGATTTATCCGCTTCATCCATAGCAATAGTAGCAAATCTCTCATCGCGCGTGGAAATCCTACACAACTGAATATTCGTCGGCATCGTCATCGGCCTCGTCATCGGCATCGGCCTCGTCATCGGCATCGTCGTCATCGTCATCGTCATTGTTAAAAAGCTTGTGTTGATTTAAAATCTAGTAACTGGTTTAGTTATGTAATTTTGAATATTTTAATTATTACTTCAATTTTTATTTTTATTTTTATTTAAAATTGATTTTAATATAAAGCTAATCGAGATTGTACTATATACCAAGATGACACCTAATCCGATTATGAATACACCCGAACTCCTACTTAAAATGTATGTATCACCAGAACAACGAACATTGCGCGAATTTTATAGACTTAGAATTGAAGACCATAACTCCAAGATTAATGATGAATATGCTGATTCTGGATTTGATTTAGGTCTCCCCAAAGACTTTATATTTTCAAAGGCTATTGGAAATAAAGTCCCTCTAGATGTCCACGCGTCTATGTGGGATAGAGATAAACCCCAAGCATATTATTTATACCCTAGGTCTTCTATTAGCAAAACACCTATGCGAATGTCTAATTCACTCGGTATTATAGATAAGGGTTATAGAGGTCCACTTACTGCGATGGTAGATATTATTGAACCAAATATTCAAAATTATCCAGTTTCTGCATGTGATCGGTATTTTCAAATATGTCATCCGTCACTCAACTTTTTCAAAGTTATAATGGTTGATACGCAAGGAGATTTAGGTGTCACTGAACGAGGAAATGGTGGGTTTGGATCAACTGGAATTTAATATAAAATATAAAATATAAAATATAAAATATAAAATATAAAATATAAAATATAAAATATAAAATATAAAA